GTTTTCCCGGAACTATCCTCCGGGAGTGAACCTGTAAAAAGTAAGCCAAAGAGCAGATCTCCCGTAGCACCAACTGCCGGTGGGCCTACTTATAAAGGGAACCGGGATCGTATGACTAACGACCAGCTTAGGATGGGAAGAGAACTCGGCATTACTGGCGACGTTGCTATCAAAAAATACGCAGCCGAAATTCGTAAGCAGAGAGGGAGCTAGTCATGACCGAAGCAAGAAATGTTAGAGCCAAAGAATCCAAGAAAGAAACTCGTGAAGATGAGGCTCGTGCCGAGACTTCATGGAAGCCACCGTCGCTGCTGGATGCCCCGGACCCTCGTCCCGGAATGGTTCAGCGGTGGATTGCTACCTCGATACAGGGTAAAGACACTCCAGACAACGTGTACAAACGTATGCGCGCTGGCTGGAATCCTCGCCCCGCAGACTCAGTGAGCGATAAGAGATTCCCAACTATCAATCATGGGCAGTGGACTGGTTCAATTGGAATTGAAGGAATGATCCTTTGCGAGATGCCAAAAGAAACTTTCGGTAAAATGAAAGAGTACTACCGTGGCAAATCTGATGATCAGAACCAAGCAATTCCTGGAGAGCTTGACGCCGTGGGAAGAGCAGGAGGGTCTCCGATCTACCAAGAGCGGAAAACCTCTACGAGCCGTGGCCGAGATGTCTCGGTCATGGATGATTGATACAACTCAAATGGAGTGAACAATGGCAAACGCTGATGCCGCTTTCGGGTTCGTCCCGGTTCGCCACATGAGTGGGAATGCACCTCGTGCAAATAAATACACCATCACCAGCACACTTGCTGAGAACATCTTCACGGGTGATCTCTGCATTGTTACGTCTGCTGGCGTTATCACGCCTCACACTGCTACTGAGGTAAATAACATTGGTGTCTTTGCTGGGGTGTCTTACACCGCTTCTGATGGCTCTTACGTCTACAGTCAATACTGGCCAACTGGCACGACTGCTACGAACATCATCGCTTATATCTACGATGATCCGTACATTGTGTTTAAGGCGCAGTCGGCTGGAACCCCTGCTCAAACTAACATCGGCAACTGTTGCGATGTTGTCGCGGGGGCTGGATCAACCACTACCGGCCAATCTGGTTTCGAATTGAGTGGCACAATGTCTAATAGCATTGCTTCTTGCAAGATCATTGCGCTTTACGATTCGCCAGAAAATGCGTTCGGTGCGAATGCTGTCATGGAGGTGACTATTAACGAGCACCTTCTTGGCACAAACGTCGCCGGTATCTAGGAGGGTATGAAACATGGCTATGAATAGAGCACAATTCGCTAAAATGCTCGAGCCGGGTTTGAACACCCTCTTTGGTCTCGAGTACGACTCTTACCCACCGGAATACTCCGCTGTATTCTCGGCAAACAGCTCTCAGAAGGCATATGAAGAAGATGTCCTTTTGGAAGGCTTTGGCGCTGCCCCTGTGAAGAACGAAGGTGCCTCGGTCTCGTATGATTCGGCGTCCCAGCAATGGACCGCCCGCTATCAGCACGAGACAGTCGCGCTTGCATTCTCTATCACAGAGGAAGCTGAGGAGGATGGACTTTATGGTTCTATCGCCGCTCGGTATGCNAANGCCCTTGCGCGGTCGATGGCTTCGACCAAAGAAATTAAGGCTGCAAATGTCCTTAATAACGCGACGAGCACAACCGGAGGTGACGGGGTTTCGCTACTGAACACCGCGCATCCGACCCGCTCTGGCAGCCAGTCGAACACGNTGGCGACTGCNGCTGACTTGTCCGAAACTTCACTTGAGCAAATCTTGATCCAGATTGCTGACATGAAAGACGATCGCGGCCTCCGCATCGCCGCTCAGGGTCAGATGCTGGTCATCCCGACTGCATACTCGTTTGTTGCAGAACGGTTGCTTGAGTCGCAGCTTCGCACAGGCACGGCAGACAATGACATTAACGCGATCCGCTCCGGTGGCTACTTGCCCAAGGGCTATCACGTTATGCGTCGTCTGACTGATTCAGATTCATTCTTCGTTGCGACGGATGTCCCTGATGGCCTGAAGCACTTCCAGCGTTCCGCTCTTAAAAAGGGCATGGAAGGTGACTTCGAGACTGGCAATGTGCGCTACAAGGTTCGTGAACGCTACTCTTTCGGTTTCACCGATTGGCGTGGCATTTTCGGCACTGAAGGTGCTGCCTAAACGATAAGACGGGGGAGGGGTAACTCTCCCCCTTTTTTCCCTGACAGCTTCGGCTGACTTAGCCCAGACAGGAGATTTCAATGGGTACTACTACTTTCAGCGGCCCAGTCCGCTCCGAAAATCAATTCAAGCTAATTAGCAAAGACTCGACGACGGGTCTTATTTCAGATCGCACCCAAAGTGGTGATGCGGCTCATGACACCCGCCGGTACTACCTTTACGAGTCGTTTTTGCAGCGCCCAGCACTGAATGCTGTCGCTTCAGCGCCGCTGACAGATGCTGATGCCACGGCAGCAGCCAACGACGCGATCATCGTCGCCCGAGCCATCGCCAGCCGGAACTTTGAAGTTCTCGGCACGAACATGACGACTGCGCTGTGCACGTTTAACGCCACCTCCGCCGGTATCGTCTTGACGACTGCCACAGCTGATGAAGATCAGGCGATCCTCGCGCCTCACCTCGACACCAATCAAAGTGCTTGGCAGGTGACAAAGTGGGGCACTGAGAATCAGGTTGACTGGGAGTGCTCGATTAACCCGAACGCGATCGACAACCAGAAGCTCTGGGCTGGCTTGAAGCTGACGAATGATCAACTTGTAGCAACTGATGATGATCAGGCGTATTTCAAGTTTCAGACAGATGCGACAAACAGTGAGGCGTTTACTGATTTCACCAAGCTCCACTTCGTTCACGCGATCGGCGGCACGGACTACATCAGTCAGCTCCCAATTACTGTTGCTGCGAACACGATTTATCACTTGCGCATCCAGATCAATTCCGCTCGTCAGGCGGCAATTTTCGTCAATGGCATTCAGTACAATGTGACGACCACTGCGGGTTCTACTGGTGGCACCGCAGTGACCACCGGCACGACGCGGACTGCGGCGTTGACGGATGATGTTGATTTAATTCCTTACATCGGGATCGAAGCTGGTGCCGCAGCAGCGGAAGCTGTTGACGTTCACTATCAGGGCATCAGCCGGGTCATCTTCGAGTAGGTCGGAANCATGGGGCAGGGCCATCGTGCCCTGCCTCACTAGGAGTTGAAATATGTCGATCCAATCTGATGTAAAGCCGATCACAATTAGTGATGAGGTTGCCGCCTCAACGACTTTTATTGCAGCAGCCGCCCGACCAACTACAGCGTTCACCCTTGCCAACACCTCGTTTGCCTCTGGTGGCGCAAGAATTCTTCAAGTCACGACCACAGGAACAGGCGACAATGGCAAGACTGTCACCATCGTCGGGACAGACACCCACAGCAATTCAATCTCAGAAGTAATAACTTCGACAGGGTCTGCGGAGTCTGTCTCTGGCACTAAGTATTTTCTCACGGTGGTTTCTGCAACTTGCTCGGCACAGTATGCCGCCAATGCTTCTGTGGGAATGACCGCTGATGCAGCTCAGGCAATCTTTGCTGGCAGGACGCGCCTCAAGTCAACCTCCATTGTCTCTGGGGGAACTGCGGGTGTCGTGAGTTTCTACGATGGAACTCCTGAAGATGGCACCGTCCTCTTCAAAGCCAGGACCATTGGCACTGATAACGCGACAGTCAACATGAACATCCCTGACGAGGGTGCCCTTTTTGCAGATGGTGCCGCAGTTCAATACACAATTGCCACCGTTGACATGATGACGTTCTTTTACGCATAGGTTGTAAAATGGCAACATCAGGCACAGTCGCATTCCGGCCAGACGTTGAGCAGATAATTGCAGAGGCTTACGAGCGGTGCGGCATAGACAGCCAGACACCGACAGGCTACCAAGCAGTCTCGGCCAGAAGAAGCCTCAACTTGCTGTTCAGTGAGTGGTCCAATCGGGGCATAAATTACTGGACTGTCCAGAACAACACACTCTCGCTTTCAGCAGACACTGTCTCTTATGCTCTGCCTGTGGGGACAATCGATCTGATCGATGTAGTTGTCAGAGATTCCTCTGGGTCGACCATATCGGATGTTTCCCTGGAGCGGGTGAGCATTGCTGATTACAACCAGCTTCCAAACAAGACTTCTTCGGGCAAGCCTAGCCAGTACATGATCGACAAGCAGTACACTCCGGTCATTTATGTCTGGCAGGTTCCTGATAACACCGATTACAGCCTCATTTATTGGTCAATGAACCAGCTCGAGGACATCACCGCATCAAATCAAGACGCAGATATCCCGTATCGCTGGGCAGACTGCATATGCGCCGGACTTGCGAGCAAATTGTCGCTGAAATACGCGCCAGATCGTTATTCTGTGCTCTCTCAGGTCTATGACAGAGCTTTTGAGCTTGCGGCGGCAAATGACGACGACAATGTCTCCATGAGAATTCGTCCTACTTCGATGAACCTCTACTGATGGCGGCGAGGTACGCAAGGGGCAAGAAATCTCAGGCCATAGGTGACAGGTCTGGGTTTAAAGTCCCGTACACCTCGCTCAAGACTACTTGGGATGGCCTCAGAGTTGAGCCAGAAGACTGGGAGCCTAAGCATCCGCAGCTAACCCCTGCGAAAAACGTCATCGACGCTGTCGCGCTATTCAAGCCTCGCCCAGACAACGATCCTGAGAATGCTGAGTTCACTGTCGGNTACAATTACGACATCTTTGCTGACCCAAGAGACAGGCCGGGGGTTGGCATTCACGCCACCGGCAATGTCGGCTTCCCGGACCTAGTTGCAGTAGAAACTGAGATCATCGAGACCGGAGTTGCGGGCACTGGCGCGATCGGAACTCTCGCGGCAATCATAGCCGACGCAATTTTCATTGAGACTGGGTTGGCTGGCACTGGCGCTGTCGGTACTGAGGCCATGGAGGCTTCGATCACAGAGGCCGGTGTCGCAGGCACTGGCGCTGTCGGCACTGAGATCCCGGAAGCCTCGATCACCGAGGCAGGAGTTGCAGGCACCGGCGCGATCGGAACTGAGTCTGTTGAGTCTGATCAGGAGTGGGGCGCTGGCGCTTGGGGTTCTGGGACTTGGGGTGACTGATGAATTACACGACACTCGTAGCCAACATCAAAGCATTCCTTGAGGATGACGGCACTGAATTTGCAGCTTCAATTGATGAAGTCATTGGCCAAGCCGAGGAGATGGTTTTCCAGCGGCTGCCCAACCTCCCCTGCTTCCGGCAGATTGCGACCGGAAATTTGGTAGTCGGGACTGCTGATTACACGGTGGCGAGTGCGCGGATGGTTAGGCAGGTCTCAATAACCAATTCAAGCAATCTCTCTTACCTTGATCATAAGATTGATTCTTACCTTAGAGACTACTGGCCAAATTCAAGCACGACTGGCACACCTATAATGTACAGCACGAAGACAGCGAGCACATCAGGGACGGTGCTGACATTGGCCCCAACGCCAGATGCGACTTACGCTTACCAAGCTGATTTCATCGCCCCAGCCACTGGCCTGTCTTCTTCAAACGCCAACAGCTGGATTGGCGACAACGCGGAAAATGTTCTCTTGTCCGCTTGTCTGTATGAAGCATCTGCTTTCCTAAAAGCAGGAGAAACATTAACCTTATACAAATCTCAATTTGATGAGGCTGTGCAGCTCTTCCAGCAAGAGATGGCAAGAGACTACACAGCTGAATACAACGGAGGCATCTGATGTCAATAGCCCAAGCAATGTGCACCAGCTTCAAGCAGCAGCTTCTTAACAAAGAGCATGACCTTGATACAGACACAATAAAGATCGCTCTTTACACCAGCTCTGCGAGCCTTGGTGCGGGAACTACAGCCTACGCCACTACCAATGAGATTACCGGCACAGGCTACACCGCTGGCGGTGTCACGCTGGGGAGTGCCACGATCGCTACAGCTGGCACCACAGCCTATGCTGATTACGCAGATCCTTCGTGGACCAGTGCAACATTTACCGCCAACGGGGCCTTAATTTATAACGACAGTGCAAGTGACAAGGCGATCGCGGTCCTAGCCTTTGGCGGCGACTTCACAGTTACTGGCGGAACATTCAAAATCGTTTTCCCTGCTGCTGGGGCAAACGCAATCATACGAATTGATTGAGCTAGGAGAGACCTGTGGGAAGCACATATGTAAATAACCTCCGCCTGGAGGAAATGACGACTGGTGAGAAGTCAGGAACCTGGGGCAACATAACGAACGTCAACCTTGAGCTGGTTGGTCAGGCATTAGGCTATGGGACGAGAGCCATCGCCGATGCGTCAACCGACAACATAACGATCGCAGACGGTGCCTCCGATGCGGATCGCAGCATGTACCTGAAGCTGACTGGTGGCGGTCAGGCTTGCACAATCACCCTGCTTCCTAACACCAGCTCCAAAATGTGGGTCATGGAGAATGCGACAAGCTACACCCTGACATTTTCACAAGGGTCAGGTGCCAACGTCGCAATTCCGGCTGGCCAAACAAAAATGATTTTTGCTGATGGTCTTGGCGGTGGGGCTGTCGTTTACGAGATTGGCACCATTGCTGTAGGTGGAGTTCAGTCAAACGGCACAGTCACCGTAGGGGTCGATGACACGGGGCATGACGTAACCTTCTTCGGAGCGACTGCTGGCAAGAAGTTGCTCTGGGATGAGTCCGCAGATGCGTTGATCGTAACTGGCGACGGGACATTTCAAGGTCTTGATACGTCTGCGATAAGCGGCATCGTCGAAGCCAACGCCAACTTCATTGATATGTGTTTGGTCGGCCCAAGCATCGACGGTCAAAGTTGGGCTGGCGCGTTTAGCAACGGGGCAGTCTG